TTTATAGGTTCTCACTATGTTGGATCCAACGTTTCCTTCTTTGAGGGTTTAATAGACTATGTAGCTATTTATGAGGGCGAGCTTTCAGCTAGCACAGTGTCTTCTATCTACACAAATACTTATTCAGCTTATGTTAACTAGAGGCTTTGCATACAACAATGGACCCAACTTACCCTATTACTATATGATAGGAATAGCTGATCCTAACTTCAATCTAGGTGACGGTACTTTTGTAGACTTTGGACTTGGCGGATTTCACGTCTATACTACTGCGTTAAACGGAACAGAGGTGTTAAATAACTTTGACGTGACAAAGTCTAGGTTTGGACTTTAAAAAATACAGAATATGAGTCAACGATTTTTCAATAAAGTAAGCATTCCCCTATTTGAGTCCTATTGTAAAAAACAAGAAGTAGACGGAGTTGAGATAGAGGCTAGAGTAGCCAACGTTCCTCTTATGCTCAAGGTCGCTAGCACTCCAGAGAGTCAAGCTCAGGGCTACATGAATTCACATTCTGAACCGAAGGACGGTGAAGGTCTACTATTCGTTTATGACGCAGACCAGCCTCTAGGCTTTTGGATGAAGAACGTTAAGTTTCCATTAGATGTGATCTTTTTTGATTCTTTCATGAACTATTTAGGTCATGAAACCATGGAACCTGGTGAAGGCCTAAGCGACGAGGAGCAAAAGATCTATTCTAGTAAAAAGCCTGCAAGATTCGCAGTTGAGGTACCTGCAGGTTGGTGTGATAAAAACATTAACGGTCACTGTAAACTTTCCTTTTAATTAGTATTCTAACTAAAAGGAAAAAACCATGCAACATCAAGAAGATTTTAAGGAACTTAGAGAGTTTGTGAACGAGATGAACTCATCAAACTCAACCAATCACAAGGTCGAAGTTCTTACTAAATATCAATATCACGATTTCGTTAAGAAGATCTTATTCTATACGTATCATCCGTATTGGAATTTTGGTGTGACTTCAGCAAACCTTAAAAAGAGATCAGACTTGATCGCTCCGGTTGAAGTGTATGACGATCTATTCTTAATGCTTGACGATTTCAATGAGCGCCATGTGACTGGTCATGCTGCGATTGAGGCTATGAATCGTTTCATCAAGGATTATGAAGAATGGTCAGATCTCATCTACCAAATAATTGACCGTAACCTTGAGACTAGAGCAACTGTCACCCTAATCAATCGAGTCAATCCTAAGTTTATTCCAACATTTGAGGTAGCATTAGCACACGATGCAGCTAAAGTAAAAGGAGTAGACCTATTTGATGGTACTTGGTTTGTTTCTAGAAAGCTAGATGGGGTTCGATGTATCTGTTTTGTTCATGGTGATGACATACGATTCTTTTCGCGTAACGGTAAAGAGTTTTTAACCTTAGGAAAAGTTGCAGATGAAATAAGACGCTTAGGGATCACTGATCTTGTGTTAGATGGTGAATTATGTCTCATGAATGAAGATGGCTCAGATGACTTCCAGGGAATCCTGAAACAGATACAGCGCAAGGATCACACCATTGATAACCCAAGATACCAGATTTTTGATATCTTACAGGCTGGTGAGTTTGCCGGAGAAGACGAGTCTCCTTTATTTTCGACTAGAATCGATGTACGTGAACACTGGTTGGGCGACTTAAAATCATCTACCGTTTTAGAGATGCTTCCACAAGTAAGAATCAAGGATGAGGACGCATTGGAAGAGTTAAAGGCACAGTCTAAAGATTCTAATTGGGAGGGACTCATTGCGCGCAAAGATACTCAATATTCTTCGGGTCGATCAAAGCACATGCTAAAGATCAAGGAGTTCTTTGACGCAGAGTATGTTGTGACTGGTCTGATCATGGGACCACAACGTGTTATCGTGAATGGCAAGGAGATCGAGGAAGAAATGCTAAGTGCAGTCACAATCGACCACAAGGGATCCCAAGTACAAGTAGGTAGCGGTTTTACGATCGACCAACGTCGCCATTACTATAGAAACATAAGAGAGATCATGGGTGCAACGGTTACCGTTCAATACTTTGAGGAGACTACTGATCAACATGGAAATCACTCTCTACGTTTTCCAGTATTTAAGGTAAACCATGGGAATACTAGAGAAGTATAGTCTTCATAATTGAGGATAAATAACTTAGATACTAAACTTCTTTATGAAAAATTAGTATTAGATAAAAAAACCCATTATTATGGCAGACAATGTTGCTCAACAATTTGTAGGACTTCCTATTGAAGACCTAATCGTGAGCCCAATCGTTGGAATGGCGAAAGGACAAGCGAAACTAAACGAAGTCACATGGAAGTACATCAGTGAAGTTGCTTTCGTGACCGAAAAAGACAAGGACGGTAAAGACGTGACTAGCGCACGTTCATTAGACGTTCAAATGAATCGAGTGATGACTAACGGCGACACTGGAGAGCAATCTCTTGAGACCCTTTATTCAAAGGTTCCTATGTTACCATTGGTTCCACTTCCTTCATTAGCTATTACTTCAGCTGATATCGAATTCACAATGGAAGTTAAGTCGTCTGAAGTAGACAAGTCAAGCACAGACACTTCAGGATCTTTCAGCGCTTCAGTTAGCGGTGGATTCTGGGGAATGAAGTACTCTGCTTCAATGTCTGGAAGCGTTGCTACTCACAAAGAAAACACACGTAGCACAGACAACTCGGCAAAATACAACGTTAAGGTACATGCAGAACAGCTTCCAGCTACCGAAGGAATGCTTAAGCTTTCTGACTACTTGACACAGATGTTAGAACCGTCATTGATTCCATTGACAGTTGACCCTACTAAATAATCATAAACCCATTAAGAAAACCTAAATGGCAAGATTAAACATGGAAGAGCTAGTTGGCGGTCTATTAGAGGCCGCCATGGTAGCTCAAAGGATTGCTGAAAAACAGCACATCAATAACCTGGCAAACTACTTTGACCAGGACGGTAATGCAAAAACCACAACATTTAAGATAGGAGATAGGGACCTCGACGTTCCTCTTTATATCTTAGCAGATCACTCATCTATTGGACTAGAAGAGCTTGACGTTGAGTTCTCAGCAAGGTTAATAGTCGGTGACAACAAACCATCCGACCTCAAGAGAGAGTTATTAGGCATCTTTAAAAGAAGAGACAAGGATGACCTTCACAACATAAAAGGAATAGCAGTAGATTCTGGAAAGAACGAAGACGGTAGCGGAATGGCAAAGATCACAATTAAGTTCAAGTCAGACACTAAACCTGAAATGGTTTCTAGGCTTGTGGATACGTATATCCAAAGCATAGAACAAAAAGGAGAACAGTAATGGCACTACCTTGCCCTTTCTGTAGGACTCCTCTTGGGATAGACTTGACCTTCATTCTAAAGCACCCAATATCAGTATGCCCAAACTGTCGAACTGTTCTAGATTTCACAGTTGATCCTGAGATCAAGAAGAAGTTCGATGACGCAATCAAGGAAATAGACGACATCAAGAAAAAATATAAAGGAATTGCCAAATTTGGGTAAACCTAGACCAAAAACCAAAGTATAAAGATTAAATCATTTAACTCAATAAGATGTCGTTTCATAAAAGACGCTTACCTAGCCTAGAAGATCTCAAGAAGACTTACTCTGAACAGGGAAAGGCCGGCTTAGAGATATACCAAAATGCCGATGCCTTGATAGGATCAAAGGAGAGCTCAGACTTTATTGACGAGATATTCAAACCCAAACTCACAATAGACTTGGCGGCAGCAATAGTATTGCTTAATACTGCCCTTTCTCAGCTTGAGACAGAGGTCAGTCTTATTAAAGAGTCAAAGGATTTAAACGAGATAATTAAAAATTTAACAATCAAAATCAAATAACATGTATTACATCGCAAAAGTAAAATTCGAAACAGTTGACGACAACACAGGAAAAATCAAAAAGGTTTACGAACAATATTTAGTTGACGCAGACAGCGTTGCTGAGGTTGAAGAAATCCTTAATGAACGTTTCCAAGACTCGATCGCAGAGTCGGCTGTCGCTAGCGTACAAGAATCAAAAATCCTAGGACTAGTTACTAGACGATAATGAAGCACATGGCAACACAGACCTCTGAAAAGGTCTATGACGTCTTGACTAGGTTTGCAGAAGCCAGTCCCAATTACTACGAAAGGGAAAGTTTCATTTATCACTTTGGAGTAGTCCATGGAACCTCAAACAAATACAAGCTTTCTTGCATGGATGACGGTGTTCGTCACTTCATTTGCAACGATAAGGGAGAGTTTTGGGTGGATGGAAACAAGGCAGGAAAGGTTAACGCAATCCTGCGTAAAATAGCTGAAGAGGCCAAAAAGAATGAAGTTTGAAGTACCTATCGATAAGGACTCAAAGTTTGCAATGGAATTTTTTAGTCTGATTGACACTCACATATCAGACCTTTCCATAGAGCATCAAACTATCCCTTCCCAGATAATTTTTTCTGGGAGGCTAGGAAAAGAACTCCGCTCTTTTATCAATGATAAGGGGTGGAGTTTTTCTGGTTTTGAACTCATTGAAACAAACGGACCAGATCAGATAGTATTCAAGTATTCAAAGGATTTAGATCAGGTTGAAACGACCGGTGGAATCCCGATGCACGACCCAAGCTTTGATGGAAAGATGGTGGAAGGAATACTTGGAAGCGAGACTACGAGTAAAATATTATCAGGCTACTTGACTGGTGGGTTTAGGATAGAGAGAAAGGTAAGGCCTGAAAAAAGAATAAACTTAACTAGAAAAAGATGACTGAACAGGAACTAATTGACCTTGGCTTTGAATGCTGCCAAGAAGACGGATTGTCTTTGTCTGACGATGCAGTAGCAGTAGCATCGGATCCAGACTATTATTACTATTACTATCACATAGCGAACGGTCTAGGGCTCATAAGTAACGAGAACGATAGGCTACTAGACGGCGAGTGGTTTGTTGAAGTTTTTGACACCGATCCTGCGATTAGGTTTAACACAAAGAAGGAGGTTCTTGACTTCCTATCAATAATCAACACAGGGCTATCGAACTTTACTAAGCATGAGAAAAAGGCTAACTAGATGGTTTGAGATCAACTTGGGTTGGTTCTTCATAAACGGTAGAAAACAAGCAGCTTGGGCAGAATACTTAAGAAAAAAATATTCTAACACTGATGTTAATTAACACAATAATCTTACTGTGGTGCATACCAGTTACTTGGCTGATTGCTCAAGCAGTGATTCATTATTTAAACAGGGATAAAGATGAATAGCTTAGACAAACAATATCAAGCATTACTCCAAGACATATTAGCCAATGGAGTAAAAAAAGAGGACCGTACTGAGACAGGGACAATTAGCGTCTTTGGTCGACAGATCAGACACAATATGCAAGAAGGCTTTCCTTTATTAACTACTAAGAAGATGCCATTCAGAGTAATTGCAACTGAGTTGCTTTGGTTCTTGCGTGGCGATACCAATATCAAGTACTTGCATGATAATAATTGTCATATATGGGATGGCGATTACATCAAGTCAGGCAGAACGGATGGTGAATTAGGGCCAATTTACGGTAAGCAATGGAGAAGTTGGGGTAGAAAGAATGTAGTGAATTATGATTTAAAAAATGTAAAAAGTTCTGACAAAGTTAAGGTTATGGATTTAATTCGTGATGGGGGTGATTATAGTAAATATGATGTTAAAGTAACATACCAAAATAACTCAATTGACCAAATCGCAAACCTAATCCAAGACCTTAAATCAAATCCAGATTCAAGACGATTAATGGTTTCAGCTTGGAATGTTGGGGAATTAGACCAAATGACACTTCCACCTTGTCACTATGGATTTCAAGTTTATACAAGAGAGTTGAGTTTTCAAGAGAGACTAGACTATTATGACCCACAAAAAATGTATCATAATGAGATTGATGCTTGGTTTTTAGATGAATTGAAAATTCCAACTAGAGCAATCTCTCTAATGTGGAACCAGCGCTCAGTAGATACTTTCTTAGGTTTACCTTTCAACATTGCTTCTTATGGCCTACTGCTTGAAATCATTGCTAAGGCAGTAAACATGGTACCTGACGAATTGATAGGTAATTTAGGTGATACTCATTTGTATTTGAATCATATTGAACAAGCGAAGGAACAAATTGGTAGAGAACTTACGTGGGAAGAGAAGATTCAATGGGTTATGAAAAATACTGATGTTGAAATGGAAAACTTGTACATAACTGAAGCAGCGGCTGCCTTAGAAAAAAGTACAAGAGAACCATATCCTCTACCTACTCTAAAAATCGAACCGGAAGTTAAGTGGAAAGAAGGAGACTGTCTACCGACTTACTCAGTGTCCGATTTTTCCATTGAAAATTATGAATCACATCCGGCAATCAAAGCTCCCTTAAACAACTAAACATGATGAACGAATTTAACTTTGAAGACTTTATCGCTCCATATAAGGAAGACATCATTAAGTCTGGACCATCTAGGTATTACAATTACGAGTATGTGATTAAGAAGCTAGTAGCTAAAAACAAGCCTCTAATTATAGTCGAGACTGGTACCATGTGGAGTGGGCTTGACGATAACATGGGAGCTTTTACGCTAGTATTTGCCGACCTAATCAAAAACTGGACAGGCGGTAGGCTCATAACCATCGATATTTCCGAAAGATCGATCGATAACTGTAAGGAAACGACTAAGGGCTTTGCAGACGTGATTGAATACATTACTTCAGATTCTGTCGCCTATTTAGAATCTCTGAGCGATGATGAGGTAGCTGCAATCGATTACATCTATTTTGACTCATACGACCTTTTCGTTCCTGACCCGACTCCTTCTCAGCTACACCACTATCGAGAACTAGCAGCAGTCTATAAAAGGTTGTCGCCTGATGTGATCCTCTCAGTTGACGATAATTTTTTACCTGAAAGTTGGGTAGAATGGCACACATTCAACGAGAGCAGGGAAATAGTCGATCGTACTCGATATGAGATCCATACTAGGATTCTTGGAAAAGGGACCCTAATCGACTGTTTTCTTTTACAAGAAGGTTGGAAAAGATATGATGATTTT